CGAATACTAATCCAGTAAACAAATGGGTGTTCATGAAAAAACAAAGCACCACAGATCAAAGTGAAATATTTGTTTACACGTCAAGCAGTAATATCACTGTAAAACAAAATGAAGGTGCAATAGGCACACGTAGTTCTTACACTGACGGAACAATATTTTATCTTGTAGACGAAAATGTATTTAAAGTTTTAAACGCAACTACATTAGCACTTTCTTTATCAACAGATTACAAAGCATATAGAGGACGTGAAAATATCAAGTTTCAATATGTGCATAGTGCTGATGATTCAAATAGAATAGATCCAAGTAGCACAAATATAATTGACACATATATTTTAACTAAATCTTATGACACAAAATTTAGAAGATACATAGCAGGAACATTGCCAACTAAACCTTTAGCACCAAGTACAGATGAGTTATTCACAAGTTATGGAGCAAACATTAATAAAATAAAATCTATAAGTGACGAGGTAATTTATCATCCTGTAAAATATAAAGTATTATTTGGAGATAAAGCAGATTTAAGTTTACAAGCAAAATTTAAAATTGTTAAAAACACAGAAGTGGTTGTTAACGATAATGATTTAAAAGTAAAAGTGATCCAAGCAATAAATCAATTTTTTGCATTAGACAACTGGGACTTTGGAGATAAATTTAGTTTCACTGAAATGGCTACTTATGTTATGAATCAAACTGCACCAAACTTATTAACATTTGTAATAGTACCAGTTGAAGCAAATAAATCATTTGGTAGTTTGTACGAAATTAATTCAGAGTCTGATGAGATATTTATAAGTGGTGCAACTGTTGATAATGTTGAAATCATTGACAACATCACTGCTACTAGATTGAAGGCTGAAGGTCAAGTAGTAACATCAACTTCGACCTCAACAGGCGGTGTTTCAAGTAGTGCTTTCACTAGTACAACTTCATCCACTACAAATACTTCTTCTGGTACAACAACTTACAGTAACAGTGGTTCAAGCGGTAGCGGTAGTGGCGGAAGCGGATCTAGTGGGAGCGGTTACTAATGGCATACGATAATAACCAAAGCGAAAATCCATTACCAACTGGCAAACAAGAAGAAACAAGAAAAGCCAGTAAGTTCTTACCTAGATATTTTAGAACAGTAGCAAATGAAAAATTTGTAAGTTCTACTTTGGATCAATTAATAAGTTCTGGTACAGTTGAAAAAATTAATGGATATATTGGTAGAAGAGATGCCAAAGCATATAAGTCTACAGATAGTTACATAAATGATATTAGTGACCTAAGACAAAATTATCAATTAGAACCAGCAGTAGTAATTGATGATAATATTGGTAACACAAAATTTTACAAAGATTATCAAGACTTTGTAAACCAAACAAAAGTCTTTGGTGGTAACACAAATGATCATAGTAAATTAAATTCGCAAGAATACTATGCATGGGATCCTCATGTTGATTGGGATAAGTTTTCTAATTATAGAGAATACTATTGGTTACCAGAAGGACCACAGACACTTACAGTCTTAGGACAAGCAAAAGGAATAACAAGTACATATAAAGTTACTGTTGCTGATCAAGGCGACAACATGGCTTTTATTTTTACTCCTGATGGTAAAACAGCAAATCCTACTTTAAAATTATACAAAGGACAAACATATAGATTTGTTATAGACACACCAGGACATCCTATTGCTTTTGCAACAAACAGAGTGTTTACTCCTGGAGCGGCTATTGTAACTGAAACAGTAGAAGGTATATTAAAGCCAGGAAAATATGATAGTAAGATTTATGATAGTGCAAACTTTGACCAAGATGGATTTTTAGTGGAACCAGTTGCCGGCGGCATAGAAGGATTTGAACCAGGTAAAAATATTAGCACACTTTATAATAAAGGCGTAACAACATCTGATGGTGTAGTCTACGTTGAGAAGGGTGTATTAGAATTTACTATTCCAGATGATGCACCAGCAAAATTATTTTATATCAGTAAAAATGATGTAAACACTTCTGGTAGTGCAAACATTTACAATATTGAAGAAAACACTGCCATTGATGTAGACGCAGAAATAGTTGGCAAACAAACATATACTACAGAATCTGGAGTATCATTTTCCAATGGTATGAAAATTAGATTTGCTGGAGAAGTGACTCCTGCAACTTATTCAAATAAAGAATATTATGTAGAAGGTGTTGGCGAAGAAATAAGATTAGTTGACGAAATAGATTTAGAGATTCCAAGCACTGCAACAGAGTCTAAACAAGTTCCTTTTGATACTGAAGCATTTGATAGATTACCATTTAGTAATGCTAACAATTATCCTACTATAAAAGAATACATTGTTTTTAACAGAGCATCACCAGATAGAAACCAGTGGGCAAGATTCAACAGATGGTTTCACAAAGATGTAATCAGTAAAATTGCAACAGCAACAGGCACACCAGAAATTTTAGACCAAAGTGCAAGAGCAACTAGACCAATTATAGAATTTGAGGCAGGGGTAAAACTTTGGAACTTTGGAACAAAAGCAAAAGCAAATGTTGACCTTGTTGACGATAAGACAACAGATGTAATGAGTACTATTGAAGGTTCGGTAGGATACAATGTTGACGGGATTGATTTAGTTGAAGGTATGAGAGTACTTTTTACTGCTGACAACGATACTTTTGTAAAAGATAAAATATTTAAAGTTAAATTTTTAAAACACCGTAATGAAACATTTATAAATTTAAAAGAGGAAACAGATGCAACCCCACTTGCAAATGAAACAGTATTATCATCTAATGGTACAGACTATAAAGGTAAGATGTTTTGGTACAACGGAACAACTTGGATATTAGGGCAAGATAAAACTTCTACAAATTTTGCACCAACGTTTGATCTGTTTGACGAGTCTGGAAATAGTTTTACAACATACAGTAACACAACCTTTACAGGTACAAAATTATTTTCTTATAAAGTTGGAACAGGCACAGTAGATCCTGAATTAGGTTTTGCTTTATCATATCAGAATGTGCAAAACACAGGTGATATTGTTTTTAATTTTAATTTACTTAACGACAGTTTTACATATAATTTATCTGGTGAAACAACAACTTTAAAAACAGATACTAGTGTATTAAGAAAGTACACAGACAGAACAACTTATTCTAATGTTACTGGTTGGAAAAAGTCAGATAGTTTAAGTAAGCAAGAAGTTGTTAGACAATATGATACAACAATACAAAATAATGATTTTGCAGTTGATGTGTATGACTTCAGTGGCGATCTTAATGCTTTGACAGTCAAGGTTTATGTAAACAATCAAAGAAAAACGGAACTTACAGATTATCAAATTAATAGAATAAACAGAGTTGCATACATTACATTTACGACGAAACTTACTAACGGTGACAAACTAGTAATTAAAACGACTAGTGAAGTAGACAAAAACACAAATGGATATTATGAATTTCCTAGTAACCTAGAAAGCAATCCACAGAATGCAAATCTAAATGAATTTACATTAGGTGAAGTAAATGACCATGTTCAATCAATTGTAGATAATGTTCCAGGATTTGCAGGAACTAATCCGGGTACAAATAATCTAAGAGATTTAGGTTTGTCTAGTAAGTATGGTACAAAATTTTTACAACATTCAGGTCCAATGAATATTGCATTGTATCATATGACTGATAAAGATGCTAATATTATCAAAGCATTGAAATATGTAAAAAGAGAATATTCAAAGTTCAAAAGAAACTTTGTAAAAACTGCGGAAGATTTAGGATTTGAAGGTCCTGCAAAAATTCATGTTGATAAAATCCTTGCTAAAATGCACAGCGAAAATACTAAAGATAATCCTTTTTACTTTAGTGATATGCTTGGATCAGCAGATACTACAAAAAAAGAGTACACGGTAGTTGACGCAGATAATCAATATTATGCAATTAGTTTTGTACATAACTTAACATCAGTAAGTAATAAAGCAGTTTACGTATATCTAAATGGTACACAATTAGTACATGGCACTGATTACACATTTACTACACAAGGATTTGTACAAATTACTGCCACACTTGCCTTAAAGGATAAGATTGAAATATTTGAATACAATACAACAGATGGTTGTTTTATTCCACAGACACCTAGTAAGTTAGGATTGTATCCTGCATACGAGCCTTGTAAGTATAATGACAACACATACCAAACAGCAGTAGACGTAATACAAGGACATGATGGAAGTATTACAAAAGCATACGGTGACTTTAGAGATGATGTATTATTAGAACTAGAAAAAAGAATTTATAATAATATTAAAGTTGAATACAATAAAGATATTGTTGACATTCATAGTTTTGTTGGATCATTTGATCGTAATACAGGATTCACAAAACAAAGCATTGATGAAGGTATGATGGCAGAATTTATCCAATGGTTAGAAATTGTTGGTAGTGTTGATTATACAAGCAATGAATTTTATAGCAATCCAAATTCCTTTACTTGGAACTATGGTGCAATGACAAATGCAGACGGACAAAAATTGCCAGGTTTTTGGAGAGCGGTTTATAATCAATGGTTAGACACAGATCGTCCACATACACACCCTTGGGAAGTTTTAGGTTACGTCAACAAACCAAGTTGGTGGGAAACAACTTATGGACCAGCACCATACACAAATGAAAATAGAATACTTTGGGACGACTTAACAGAAGGTAGAGTGCGTGAACCAAACAAAACTATTGTATATAGAAACAATTATAAAAGAAAAAATTTAAATGCTAATATCCCTGTAGATAGCCAAGGTAGATTATTAAGTCCACTAGATTGTGGATATGCACAAAACGTAGTTGTGCCTTTAACAAGTAATAACTTTGTATTTGGAGATCAAGCACCAACTGAAAGTGCTTGGAGAAAAAGTTCAGATTATCCTTTCGCCTTAATGATTGCTTGGTGTTTAAATCAACCTACTAAAATTATTGGTTTAGGATTTGACAGGTCTCGTACAAAACGTAACAGTGCAAATGAATTAGTGTACAGTGAAACTAATAAAAGAATTGCATTAAGTGATATTGTTTGGCCAAACACTGCAACTGATACAACAAGAAGTCAAACAGCAGGATTTGTTAATTACATATTTGATTATCTATATGGAAGTATAACAACTACTATACAAGACTACAAAAATAATATTGCTAACTTACAAAATAAATTAGGTTGTAAATTAGGAGGCTTTACACAAAAAGATAAATTTAAACTTATTTTAGATAGTAGAACTCCTACTAATGAAGGCAATGTCTTTATTCCAGAAGAAAATTACAAAATAATTTTTAATACAAGTTCACCTATTGACGCAGTAAGTTACAGTGGAATCATTGTTGAAAAAGCAAAAGGTGGATACATCATCAAAGGTTATGATAATACTATGCCATCATTTAAGTATTTCAAACCTATTGAGGTTGCAAAAGATCCTGCTGTCACAGTAGGTGCAGTAAGTGAAAACTTTGTTACTTTTCAAGCAGGGCAAACATACACCGCAGGAAACATTGCACAGGTAGGTCAAGCATTTTATAGGGCAAAAGTTACTCATGTTGCAGAAAGTTTTATAGAAGATAACTGGACACCTTTACCACAGTTGCCAAGCACCGGCGGACGTACTGCAATATTTAGATCACAGTTTGAAACTACTATTAGCAAGTTAGGTTATGGAACGACTTTGTTAACAATACAAGACGTAGTTGACTTTTTATTAGGTTATGGAAAATATCAAGAATCAATAGGATTTACTTTTAATAGTTTTAATAGGACATTAGAACAGGTTGAAAATTGGGACCTAACTACAAGAGAGTTTTTATTCTGGACAACTCAAAATTGGCAAGAAGGTGCTTTAATTACATTAAGTCCTTCAGCACAAGAACTTAACTTCAAAAGAGAATATGCAGTTGTTGATGATATTTTTGATCCATTCTATGATTACAGTTTATTAAAAGCAGATGGTAAAAAGTTAAAAAGAAACTTCAGCACAACAAAAAGAGATAGTTTAAATGAATTTGGACTTATAGTAAAAAATAGTGCTGACGGAATATATCATTTAAAGTTACCTTTAGTACAAAGAGAACACGTTTTAATTATTGATAATAAGACTGTGTTCAATGATATAATCTATGACATAACTCCAGGTTATAGACAAGAAAGAATTAGAGCCCTTGGTTACAGAACAGAAAAATGGACAGGTGGTTTAAACATTCCTGGCTTCATATATGACAGTGCAACTTGTACAGAATGGGAACCATGGAATGATTATGCAATAGGAGATATTGTACAACACAAAACTTTCTATTATGTTGCAAACAAAAAAATACCTGGAAAAGAAACTTTTGTAGATGCTGATTGGAACGTTTTACCTAAGAAGCCAGAAAGTGCTCTTATTCCAAACTTTGAATACAAAACTAATCAGTTTGGTGACTTCTATGATCTAGAAACAGATAATTTTGATAGCGAACAGCAAAGACTTGCACAACATTTAATAGGATATCAGAAAAGACAATACATTGAAAACATTATAAACGACGATGTGTCGCAATACAAGTTTTATCAAGGCATGATTCAAGATAAAGGAACAAGTAATGCCTTGACAAAAATGTTTGATGCTTTAGGAAGTGCAAACAAGGACAGTTTAGAGTTTCATGAAGAATGGGCAATTAAACGTGGACAATATGGTGCATCAGAAGGATTTGAAGAAGTTGAATTTTTACTAGACGAAAGCCAGTTTAAATTAAGTCCACAACCAGTTGAACTTGTTAACTCAATAGATCCTAGTGTCACAGATTTAATTATAAGACAAGTTCCATCAGATGTTTATCTAAAACCCCAAGGATATAATCATACACCTTTCCCTACAAAATATTTTAGTGAAGGATATATTAAAACAGCAGGTTACGTAAACGAAGATGATGTTAATTTTAAAGTAACCAACTATGATGACATATTAGGATTAGATCCTGCTAATGTTAAAGTAAACAGTTACGTTTGGGTAGGAATAGATAAGACATCTTGGAATGTGTACAAGTACATTAGAACTGATTTAAGGGTATTAGAACTTTCAACAGATACAAATGGACTTACAAGTATAAAATGCGTAACTGCTCCTAATGTTTCTAAAGATGAAATAGTTGGAATAGGAAACGTTACAGGACAAGAAAAATTTTATAAAGTTGAAAGTGTATCATTAGATACTATCAAAGCAAAAGCAACTACTCCGCCAACAGGAGACGTGTCAAACGCATTAGGATACCTTACAAAATTTGAACTAGCAAGATTACCCAACTTGGTAAAAGCCAACGAATTTGTAGGTGCTAGAGACATTGAAATAGGTTCAACAGTATGGATTGATGATGACGATTCAAGTAGATGGATTGTATTAAAAAATACCGGAGGATATACTCTAAAGCAAAATATTTACAATGACACTAGCAACTTCCTGCAAAATACAGAATTAAATTTTGCTTCCAACGTTCATGCAGATCAAAATAACCAAACACTTGCGGTTGGTTCACCTGATATAAACGGTAGAGGTAAAGTACACCTTTACTTTAGGGGCAGTGAGAACGTTGACCATCAAATTACTCAAACATTGATAGAACCTGAATTTTTTGCAGACAACAATAGTGGATTTGGATCAAGTGTACATTTAAGTGAAGACGGAGAATACTTAATGGTAGGTGCACCGTTTGCCTCTAATGTAAGACATCAGTTTAAAGGACAATTTACTGGTGCTTCAACTTATGCAAAAGGTGACATTGTAAAATGGCAAGAACAGTTGTGGAAAGCAACTGCAATAATTCTACCTAAAGATGACAGCATTGATTACAACTCATTTAGATCGTCTGCACAAGGACATCAAGCAATTAAAGATGCCAACTCAGCAGGAACATACATAGACATAAAACATATTGTTACAGGAAATTATGGATTGACTGGTGCATCAACAGATCATATTTTGATCAGAGCACCTAAGAATCAATACAGGGGAACACAGATAGGTGATGTGTTACACACAAAATGGAATAGACTAACAACTAGATTCCCTGCTGGTAAAGATCCTTTTAACAATGACACAACCTTAACATCATCTTTCTTTACTGGTAGTCATACGATAAATGAAAAAGTAGATCAAATAATAATTGTGCCAAGCACTCAAGCAGGATTGACTGTTGGTGATATAATTGAAACTGATACAGCCAGAGGTAAAGTTGCTTATAGTTTTACAAACGCAGATAACGAATCAGTAATTTATGTTAATGATGTAAATGGTACTTTTGCCACAACAGGAAATTTATATTACGGTACTATATTAGTTGGTGCATACAACTTACCTATAGTAGAAAATCATGCTTACTATGAAGGTTGGTGGAAAATACAAATAGGATCAACTATTACACCAACAACCACTGAAGAAACTTATTATGGTTTAGTAATTAAAGATATAATAAAATTAAACGAATCAAGAACACCTGATATCTACACGAATATATTAGATAACAAAGCAGTTGATGTTGTAACAGCAAATACAAAAAGTAGCCAAATAGAAACTGTTAGTCATACAGGTGTAAGTGGTGCAGTTGTTGACAACAGAGTATTTGTAAGATCAAGTAAAGCATTTAGTGATAGTATTAATGTAAGCGATAAATTTAATTTATGGTTAAACAGCATTCCTTTAAGCAATGGCACAATACAAAATCCAAGTGCTATTGGTATAGATTGGTCAACATTAAACTTTACAGAATTTACAGTTGCTGATAAATGGGACGGATTCTTAAAAATATTCTTTACTAACTTTGACACAGTTGGAAGTAATAATCCTAGTGATCCTAATTACAATCCTAACTATGGTAATCCTTTTGTACCAGTAGTTGGTGATACTATTAGAGGAAAGGTGACAGGCACAACTGCTACTGTGGCATACGTAAAACAAGACAGCATCAGTGAAGCACGGGTTTATTTTAAAAACAAAAGCGGCGATTTCAAAATTGGTTCAACACAAAATGATACAGAGATTGTTGAAATAACAACTTACACACCACTAGGTGGAGGTGCTGATCAAATACTTGACATGGGTAGTATTTTAGAAAGACACGCCGATAATGCCAATGCAGGAAAATTACTTGTATTTGATTATGGATCTAATATTACTCCACAGGCAACTGATAAACTATTTGATTTAGAATATTGGTTATACAAACAAAAAATTATTCAAGGTATTGCTAGTGATTCAAATCCACCTACTGATGTTAATAATGAATGGGAAAGAGTTTATAACATTCCTATTGTTCCTCAATCTACTTTTACAGGAAAAAACAAAGAAGGTTATTACACTATCTATAAGAAAAATGCAAGTGGCTTCTATAGATTACTAAACGGATTTACTATACCAGATGCTGATGACTTCAAGCACTTAGGTCATAAAATTAAAATTGTAAAAAGCACAACTGGTTACACAGCAATTATAACTGAAAAAGGTAACAACACATTCAGTGAGCCAGGAAGAATACATTTTATAGATAATCCTGCTGGAACAGATGAATGGAGATTAGGTTCAGACGTAAACTATAAAGGTGCATGGAATCCTAATTATTCTTACTATACAGGAAATTTTGTAATTTGGAATAATAACTTGTATAAAGCAAACACTAATATTGTTCCAAGTGGATTTGATCCTAGTCTATGGACATTACAAACAGAGGAAATAGATCTTGTAGGATATGTACCTAACGATAGTGGCTTTACTATTGCTGGTGGTGACAGTGCGATAGGCACTAACAATTTAATAAGTTTCGGTAACGAAGTAAGTGTTAGCAATACTGGTGATGTATTAGCAACAACATTAAAATATGGAGACCAACTTGATAGTTCATTATCATCTCCTAAGATTGCAATTTATAGATTGAATCAAGGCAGATATCAATATGATCAATTAATAAGTGCTGAATACAATGATGAACAATTTGCATCTTCTGTTGCGGTAAGCAACGACGGAAAACTTATTGCCGTAGGTGCTCCATACAACAGTGTTACAATTAATAACGGTGGTTGTGTTTACATTTATAAAAGCACAAACGGAACATTTACTTTAAATCAAACAATAAGAGGTCCTGGAGATTTGATCAATGAAAGATTCGGAGCCAAGGTTGAGTTTGATGGAAATAGACTAGTTGTAAATTCAAGCGGAGGTGATATTCTAGATGTCACTACTTTTGATGGAGAGAAGGTAGGTAATGCGGCTCCACAAACAACGTTTGATAATAATTTAACTAACTTTACTACACAATATTCAAATACAGGCGAAACACTTGTATATGAAAGAATCAATGACACATTAATATTTGGTCAATCATTGAACTTTGATAATTTAGATCTTGATTCAACTATTACTGGGAAGAATGTTTTGTTCTTTGGAGAAAACTTACATATCCAAAACAATCACATTTACATTGGATTACCTAAACTTAAAAACCCTGATGCGTCAGTTCAAGGCAGAGTTTTAGACTATAGATTGCCTGCTACTTCAAACATATGGACAAGACATAGAGTTGCAACTGATCAGGTGGACCTGAATAAATTAAAAGGTGCATTCTTATATAACACAAGAAGTAAACAGTTTATTACGTACTTAGATTACATTGATCCAATACAAGGTAAGATTGCTGGTCCGGCCGAACAAGAATTATATTACAAAGTAGACTATGATCCTGCAACGTACACAAACGGAAGTGCAGGACACGTTGACACAACAAATTATGATTCAGATAATTTAGTTGGAAAACTTTGGTGGGACATAGGAGCAGTTAAGTTCTTAGATCCTTACTCAGGTGGAATTATTAATGTGTCAAATAGATTCAACAAAAAATTTGAAGGCACATCAGTAGATATCTACGAATGGGTGGAAAGCAAATTACTACCAAGTGAATGGGACGCACAAACTGATACCGAATCCGCTCTAGCACAAGGAATAAGTGGTACAAGTAAGTATGGTGATAACGCATATTCAATCAAAAGAGTTTATAATAAAAATACAGGCACGTTTACAAATTTCTACTATTATTGGGTAAAAAATAAGAAAACTACACCAGATATAGACAGCAGAAGTATAAGTGCATTTGATGTACAACAATTTATTGAAGCACCAGAAAAACAAGGTTACAAATTTGTAAACCTATTAGGAAATAATAAATTTTCTATACACAACTGTGAAAGTTTAATTGAAGATAAAGACGTTGCAATAAACTTTAGATATTGGACTATTGATAATCAGAATATTAATATACACAATCAATACCAACTACTAACTGACAACTATGCTTCTAGCAAACCTAACAGAGATATTGAACGCAAGTGGTTTGATAGTTTAATAGGATTTGATGAACAAGAAAGAATAGTTCCAGATCCAAATGCAAGTCCAAAAGAAAAATATGGTATATTAAATGTTCCGAGACAGGGAATGTTTGTCAACAGAGTAGAAGCAGTCAAACAGGTAATGGAACGTGTGAATAGAAAATTAAAAGAAAAGGTCATGGTTGACGACTTTGACTTGACGCCATTAAGTCTATATGATGTTGCTCCAGCAACAGTAGAAGGAATATATGACAAAACAGTAAGCACGTATGCAGAACTTTTACTTGTAAATGTTACTAAAAAGGAACAAGCAGTTTTAAATCCAATAATTGTAAATGGTAGAATTACTGATGTTCTAGTTGATACTGGTGGTAGAGGATATGGTGTTGCTCCAAGAGTAAGAATTGTAGATTCGAAAGGTAGTGGCGCAGAAGTAAAATTAACTATTAATGCTATTGGTTCAGTGACAGGTGCAACCGTAACTAAACAAGGAGATGGTTACAGTGATGCAACAACTTTATCGGTAAGAAAATATTCAGTGCTTGTATCAGCAGACGAAAATTATAATAATAGATGGTCAGTATATGAATACGTAGGCGGAACTTATCCTTGGAATAAAACTAAAGGACAAAAATTTGATGTAAGACCTTATTGGAATTATGCTGATTGGTATGCAACTGGTTACAACGAACTAACAGGAATAGACCATACAATAGACCAAAGTTATCAACTTGGTGCATTAGATGATGCATTAGGTGACATTGTAAAAATTAATACTGTAGGTACTGGCGGTTGGTTATTGTTAAAGAAAAAAGATAGTCAGGCTACAAGTGACTACACTATAAATTATGATACTATTGGTAGGCAAAATGCTACAATACAATTTACAAATGCTTTATATGACTATGCCAACAGTGAAGTAGGATTTGACGGTATAAGTTATGATGAAAACAGATATGACTTACAACCTGCAAAAGAAACTAGAATAATTTTAGAAACATTAAGAGACAACTTATTTGTAGATGAACTTGAAGTAGAATATAATCAATTGTTCTTCTCAAGTATAAGATACTTGTTATCAGAACAACCATTTGTGGATTGGTTATTCAAAACTTCATTTATCAAAGCACAACACAATGTAGGTGAACTTCGTGAAGACATTACATATAACAATGATAACTTACCAAGTTACCAGTCTTACGCAGAAGAAGTAAAACCTTACAAAACTAAGATTAGAGAATTTATTAGTAACTACGAAAAAATAGATACTACTGGCACAACAGTAACTGACTTTGATTTACCACAGTATTATTTAGATACAGAAGGAAAAATTGTTCCACAAGAAATCACTGTAACAAATGATCAGTTCTTTAGCACAAATGCACAAACAAGCACATATCCTAGTAAACATTGGTTGGACAATGCAGGATTTGAATTAGAACAAATTAATATTTCCAAAGCAGGTTCAGGTTATCAAGTTGCTCCGGTTGTAAGAATAACTGGTGGTGGTGGTACTGGTGCAACTGCTATTGCATACGTTGGTGGTGGAAAAGTAACTGCAATAAAAGTAACAAATGGTGGCTATGGATACAAAAGTGCTCCAACAATTACTTTAGATGGTTCTGTTGGTTCTAGTGGTGTTGAAGCAAAAGCGTCTGCACAATTAGGAAAAGGAAAAGCAAGATCATTTAAAAATATTATTAAGTTTGATAGAACTACAGATGATTTAGTGTTTGGTAAATTTGACGTTGCTTATTCAACAGGAGCAAGTTCAATACAAGGCGGACCATTACAAGTAACAACAGATATTCCAGGTAGAGAATTAGAGCAAGACTTTAGTGGAACTGGCGGTCAGTTTATCTTTGATCTGAAATTTCCTATAACATTAGATAAAGAACGTTATAGAATATTAATAAAAGACAATAACAATCCATTGAATGTTTGGACTGAGGTATTACAAACAAGTTACAGTCCTAGTAATGTAGCAGATGTAACACTAGGAAGAAGCAGACAAAAAGGCAGAATTACATTTGATACGCCTCCTGCAAATAATACAACATTAAAAGTAAGATATCAAGTTGATAATGACTTCTTAACTTATGCAGATAGAGTACATTTCTTGTATTCACCAGTTGCTGGTATGCCAGATAAACTGTTTGACCAATTAATGAAAGGCATAGACTATGGCGGAGTGCAAGTTAAGAGTTTTGACTTTGGTGGAGGCACTGGTTGGTCAAGTGATCCGTATTACACTTCTGCTTATGATACCTACGATACAACATACGAAGATGAAGTATTTAGAATTGATAACAGTACAAAAGTGTTTACATTTAAAAAGCCACTGGAGACTGGTGTTGTTTACAATGTTTACAAAAATAATGTTAGAATAGATGATCCTAACTTTGGAACAAGCAGTCAAACTAATACAAATGCATTGATACAGAGTATAACTGGTGCAGGTCAAACCGGAATAGCATTGACTGATGATCAATCATACACTAATCTAGTTGTTATAGATGAACAGGTTGTACCTACAGTTGACAATGATGTAATTATTCTTAGAAAAACTACTAGTGATGGTTCCTTTATTCCAGATCCAAGAGCATATGATACAGCATTAAGTGGTGGTGTATTAAATTATGGAACTGCAACTGGATTGAATGCTGAAGATATTGTGGTAGACGGAGATGGATTTGTTACTGCTATATCAAGTGGAGGACCAGAAGAATTAATACAAGGGCAGGTTCTTGACACATTAGATATGAAAGTGTATGACAGAATTGGTGAAGGTGGTAGTATTGTAGACACAAGATCTTATGATGTTGATACAACAGGCACAGGTACATTTGAATTTGGTGTATATCCGCAAAGTAAAGAAGGAATATTTGTAAAGAAAAATAATATTATACTTGATAAAAGTGCATACACAGTAAACTTTAGAACAAAGAAAATTTCAATACCTGGTTTGGTGTTAAATGATAGAATTAATATTATTACAATGAGTGGTAATGGTGAAAAGATTCTTGATATGGATCAGTTTACAGGTGATGGAAGTACATTACAATACGTTACGCAGGTAAATTGGCAAACAGGTTTAACATCTTTTGTTACAGTAGATGGACAAATAGTAGATTACGTAATAGAAACTACCGACAGTACATATGATACAACTAATAAAGTTGCAATTACATTTGGTGCTCCGCCGGCTGTTGGTGCTGTGATCGATTATATGATATATGCAAGTGAAAGTAAAGTATTTTCTGAAATTAAAAAAGATACATTTACAGCAGATGGAAGCACTCAAGTATATACAATGAGTGTAACTCCATTCAGTTCATTACCTAGCACACATAACGTAATTGTTGAAACATTCACCAATGCAAATGATAGAAAAATTTTAAATGCAGGATACAATGAACAGTTTACAGTAGAAGCAAATAAATTTGAATACCAGTTGAAAAACTGGCAACAACCTGGAGGTACATTAGGTGCCACAGAAATAGACGTCTACCTTAACGGTAAACTTTTAACATACACATCGGACTTTATCTTTAAACCTGCAAATACAAGTATAGAGATATTTGAAAACATTGCAAACGCAGGAGACGTATTAGAAGTGTTTGTAAACACAGATGGAGAATACACTATCAACGGTAACCAATTAACATTGAATACTTTACCAGCAATTGATACAAAAGTTGTAGTAACACACTTTAGTAAACATGATGTACAAGCAATTGAAAGAACTAATTTTGATATTATCCAAAGAACATCAGTCAATGTTGGAAGTTCAGATGATTTAGAATACAAACAGTTACGCAATGGCTTGATTAAATTAAGAAAAGAAGCATATGATACAGAATTTGTTTGGTTAATTGTTAATGGCAAAGTACAAACACCTAATGTTGACTACGGATTAACAAATGATAATAAATTTATTAGAACACTTAATCCTTTTGCTGATAATGATATTGTAGAGATAATAGAATTTGCAACAGAAGGACCTATTACAGGCAAGTTCGGATACAGATTGTTCAAAGATATGTTGAATAGAACTGTGTACAAACGATTAGGAGACTCTAATTCTTACAGACTTGCCAAAGACTTAGGTGTTTTTGATAACGAGATTGAGGTAGAAGACGCTACTAACTTACCAACTCCGGATATTACCAACAATATTCCAGGTATTATTTTTATAAATGCGGAACGTATAGAGTATTTTGTAAAGGCTGGTAACAAATTACGTCAACTTAGACGAGGTACATTAGGTACTGGAGTAAAAGAATTACATAAAAAAGGCGATGAACTGTTCAACCAGGGTATAGACGAGACCATTCCATATCAAGATAAATTATTAGTACAGAACTTCACTACTACAAACAGTTTAGTAAGTGGAAATTATGTTGAAAGAGAATATATTTTGGATTGGAACCCTGCAAGTCGTAACGAAATGGAAGTATTCTTAGGTGGACAACGTTTAACCAAAGGATATTTAAACACCAGCAACAATGCTGTGAAAGATGTTTTCCATCCAACGACTGGAATGGACAGTCCAGAAGGTGATATTACAGTGACATTACCAACTTATCCTCAATCCTGGGGATTGGAACGTGATGGATTTAGGGTTCAATACGATTCTAACACAAATAGCACCAAAATTTATGTATATTCACTAGCAGATGGTGAGAAATTAACAGTAATACGTAAGCAAGGACAACTTTGGAACGATATAGTAGACAGTACAACCACTAAGAGTTTGGGTAGATCACAGAATCCTATCGCTCAGTTCATTCGTGCAAAGGAAGTGAAATTGCCAAACTAATAAATACAATGTAGGAAAGATAAAATGACAGACAACATATTTGACAAATCCGGGTTTAGTGTTCAAGGACATATACACATCTTTGATCCTTCTACGGGTGAAACTATTATTAATAAACGCAACGCAATACACTATGAAAACATGAGTATTGCTTTAGCAGAATCACTATCTAATGCTGGACAAGGATTTGTTTACCAAATGGCATTTGGAAATGGTGGTACTAGTGTTGATCCTACAGGCATTATTACATACCTAACTCCAAATAGCACAGGTGTAAACGCAAGTCTTTACAATCAGACATTTATTAAAGTTGTTGATGATCAGAGTGCAAACAATACTGATCCAAATAGAAACAAAATTGAAACAAGACACGTAACAGGAACAAATTACACTGACATTTTAGTCAGTACAATACTAGATTATGGTGAACCTTCAGGTCAAGATGCAAATGATACTGCACAAAACACTGCAAGTAATTTTGTATTTGACGAATTAGGACTTGTAAGTTATTCACCAGCAGGCACAGGAAAACTTTTAACACACGTTATTTTCCATCCTGTACAAAAGAGTTTGAATAGATTAATCCAAATAGATTATACATTGAGAGTTCAAAGTTTAACTGGATTTAACGAGGGGTAATAGATGGCATATACCATAAATTATACTGACTCCAACAAAGGTAGTATAGTAATCGAAGACTCTACTATCGATACAACAACCAGTTTAAGCATTCCTGGTAAAAATACAACGGAGTATGGTACACAAATAGGACAAAACTTTTTGCGTATGTTGGAAAACTTTGCAAATAGTTCTGCTCCGTCTAATCCAATTGAAGGTCAGTTATGGTATGATAGCACAGCAGGTACAGATTTATTAAAAGTTTATGACGGAACTACTTGGCAAGAAGCAGGAGGTATTAAACGTGCCTCAAGTGCGCCAAGTGTAAGCAATAGTAATACTGGAGACCTTTGGGTTGACACAGACAACCAACAATTATATTTGTTTACAGGTTCAGGTTGGGTATTAGTAGGACCAGAATTTAGTGAAGGTTTAGCCGCAGGTATTAAACCAGAAGTTGTTATAGGAAATGACAATGTAAATTACACAATTCTAAAAATGGAGGCAGGTGGTAACCTAATAGGTATCATAAGTGCTAACCAATTTTCACCAAAACAAAAATTTGCAGGATTTGAAAATCCAATTAAAACAGGTATTAACTTATCAAACTTAAATTTAAACAGTCAAGGCACACCTAAGTTTTATGGTACGGCAGACGCGGCTGATAATTTAATGGTAGGAACTACAAAGGTTAGTTCAGCAAGTTTTGTAAGAGCAGACCAAGAGTCTACTTCATCAAGTAAACTTAATATAGCAAACAACTCAGGTATAGTTGTAGGTAATGATGCAAAATTAAGTATAGGAATTGAAGCAACTGCTGGTGTTATATCACAACAAACAGCAGGATCACCAATAGACTTTAAAACAAATGACACAGGAAACATTGCAACAAGAGTTAGAATAGATTCAACAGGAAACTTAGGTTTAGGTACAATTAGTCCTGCGGCAAAACTTGACATAGCAGGAGATTTAAGAACTTCTGGCATTTATACAAATACAAATGTAACAAATTCTTCAAACACTGGCACAGGATCAATAGTAACCGCTGGTGGTTTAGGAATAGCAAGGAGTGCCTTTGTTGGAGAAAGTTTAAATGTTGCAGGTACAATTACAACTGGTGATATTATTCCACAAGTCAACAACAATAAAAATATTGGATCGTCAACAAATAAATTTGCAAGTGTTCACGCAACAAGTATAGTTGGTAACGTTACTGGAAATGTAACAGGAACAATCACAGGAAGATCAGGATCAACAGATAAACTTGCAAGTAGAACAACATTTAAAGTTCAAGGTGATGTAAGTGCCGCAGATGTTCAATTTGATGGACAGTTTACTGACACAGGTGAAACAACTTTACAAAAAGTATTTCAAACAAGTATTGATCCTGCTTTTATTTCAAACAAAACAGCAGTTGATGTATCACAGTTTGATGACGAATTTTTAGTAACAAGAGTTACAGATTTAGATGGCAATGGTACTGGTGTAAGAAAAATTTCAAGAAACAATTTGTTTAATGCATTACCAGTTAATCCATTAGGAATGGTTGTACCATATGCAGTACCGGCCGCAAATATTCCGGCAGATTTAACTGCTTGGCAATTATGTGATGGTAGAGAATTGTTTATTTCATCATTTGGTCAACTATTTCAATTGATAGGTTACACTTACAAAGCACAAAGTGAAACTACTGCTGGTAAATTTGCATTACCAGATTTAAGAGGTAGATTTCCATTAGGTAAAGACAATATGGGTGGTACAAGTGCAAATAGAGTTACAGGTACTTCAGCAGACCAAGAAGGTCTATTTGCAGGCGGTGAAACTAAAGTAATTGGAGTGCAGAACTTACCAGATCATGAACACGATTTAAAATCAGAAGAAAACTATCAGTTCTATGCTATAAGAGATGGTAATCCAGCAAATTCAATAGGACAAGGATCTTCAGTTATAGTATTTGACGCTCCAACAGGAACTAGTGCAGGCCAGGCTTATCCTAAATCAGGAGGAGTAATTACAACAACAGGAGCAGGACAACCACAAGATGTTATGAATCCATATTTAACTATGAATTATTTAATGTACACTGGTAATCCAGAAGGGTCAGGGGCAGTTTAATGGCATATCAAATTAATAAAACAGATGGAACATTATTAGTACAACTTGTAGATGGAAGTATTGATACTGCAACAACTGACATTTCATTAATTGGAAGAAACTATTCGGGATTTGGAGAAAGCATTAATGAAAATTTTGTTAAGATGCTTGAAAACTTTGCCAATACTGCGGCTCCAAGCAATCCACTTACTGGACAACTATGGTGGGATAAATCAGAAGCAAGATTAAAAGTTTGGAATGGTACACAATTTACTAGTGCTGGCGGACCTATTGTAAGTTCATCACAACCTACAATGGTAGCAGGCGACCTTTGGATAGATAATTTAAATAATCAATTATATTTTTATGATGGTTCTGATTTAGAATTAGCAGGACCTCTTTATTCAAGCACTCAAAAGAGATCAGGATTTAAAGTTGAGACATTACAGGATTCACAAAACTTAGATAGAGTAGTAATCAAATTTTTCCTAGGCGGAACATTAGTAGGTGTTTACAGCAATGTTGCATTTACTCCAAGAGCAGGAAGTGAGATTACAGGACTTACAGGTGTTTTACAAAAAGGATTTACATTAGTTGAAAGTGATTTTAAAATACACGGAACAGCAACAGCGGCAGATACAATTATTAATGCACAAGGTATAAAGAAAAATGCAAGTCAGTTTATGCCTACTGATGCTGACGCAGTATCAAATGGTTCAATTACAACTATAAACAATTCAGGAGTAATTGTTGGTCCTGAAAACAATATTCAAATATTGATTGATGCAAATCAATCAGTAATACAAAACAATGTTTCTAACAGAGATATATTTGTAAAAGTTAGAAAGTCAACTGGTTTTGAAAATGCAATGCATATTGATTCAAGCGAATCGAGAATAGGTATATTTAAAACAAATCCAATAGCAACTCTAGATATCAATGGCAGTACAAGAATAAGTGGAGACCTTACAGTACTAGGTAACACAATTTCAGTTGAATCACAAACTTTAAAAATTGTAGATAAAAATATTGAACTTGCTTTAGGTTCAGACAGTACTCTTCTTACAGATTCACAAGTTGACGATGGCGGTATCTTAATTAGAGCAACACCAGATGACAAAGAATTTTTATGGAAAAATGCTACAAACAGTTGGACAGCAAACGTAAATTACGACTCTACAAAAGGTTACAAGTTTAATGGTAATGAAATGATAACACAGGTTGGATCAACTCCAACTATGAAACATATCCAATCAGCACCAGACCTTACAAATGTTGGAACACTTACAAGTTTAGTTGTTGATAATACAACTATTGATGGCACAACAATTTCCACAGGAAGTGGTAATCCATTAACATTTACAAGTGATGGTCCTATAACAATTAGCAATAGTCAAACTATTAGAGGTTTACCTACTCCATCACAGGCAACAGATGCCGCAAGTAAAAGTTATGTTGATGATACTGTAAATGGAGAAAGAGTTTCATTTAGTTTAGATATTACAGGATTATCAGATGCACAAATATTATTAGTAGTAGAAGACATTGTTCCTGCAAGTACTAAAAAAGAAGGT